GTGGTTGGACACTGTATTATGAAGGTGCAGTGTTTATTCCTGCTGGAGGGTTAGCCGGGCCGGGGCCAGTAACGGTCAATCCGGCGGTCGGCAACGCAATAATTACTGGTTACTCGCCAATTGCTGGGCAAGGGCATACAGCGCTGCCGGATATCGGTAATGTTACTTTTACCGGTTACGCGCCCGGTGTTACACAGACAACCTTTGTCCACCCCAGCGCCGGCCATGCCACTTTTACCGGGCATTTCCCAAGTCTTGGGCAAGGTCGCACCACCGAACCAGGTGTGTACCATGGAGTATATCTCGGTTATACCCCCGAAGTTCGCAGCGCCTCCTCAAAATCTGCTATTGTAGAGTATTTTGTCGCCGACGCCACGGTGATTGCCTGGCGGATGCCTACTACGGCTTCTGGTTTTGCCCAGGCACCAGCGACTTATCATGGAGTGTTTACCGGCCGACAGGCTACAATTTATCGGCCGAGGGCACTTTTAACCTCAACAGGCCATTATACAATAACTGGCTATGTGCCGGGAATCAGCCTGGCGAGGTTTATCGCTGCAGTACCCGGCCACGGTTCTTATACTGGTTACAATGCGACAGTTGACCAGGTACAAAACCAACGGCCAGGAACTCAACACGCTGTCTTCACCGGCTACGCGCCGGTTGTTTACCGTCCACAAGGAATTTACCCGGACGTTGCGCACACCATTGCTACCGGCTACGCGCCAGTACTCGTTTTCCAGTGGATTGTCGATCCAAGCGTTGGCCATCTTAGCGCTTCTGGCTATGCTCCAAACGTCATCCGTTCCCACAGCGTTACCCCTGGAAAAGGCAGGCTAGTTTTCGGCGCCTACAGCCCGCGCATCGCGAACTATCCGCCGATAAATCTTGCTATCGTGTTCAATGCCGGCCGCAGTTATCCAATTGCAAACAAAATTCGTTCCGCCCTTTTGCGCCACTGAAAGAACTGAAATGTCGCAGCAATTTACAAGCGCAACTCCGAAGAAATCGACGGAGACGGATTTTTTCAGCATGCCATTTACCCTGTTGCCGGGTGAGGTGATCTCTTCGGCCCAGCTCTCCATCGTATTGCTTTGGGGGGTCGACCCGGTTCCCGACCTGATGCGTGAGGGCAATCCAGTCATCTCCGGCGGGGACGTGACTTTTGCCCTCGCTCGTGGCGTCGCCGGCAACATCTACAAAGCCACCATAACGGCAAATCTGACAAGCGGCCGCATCCTGACAAATTCGATCGGACTGGAAGTTTTCTAGTGAGTTCCGTAGTTTTAACTGCCGATCTTATCGAGGCGTTTGCCGGAGCATATCTATCTCCGATGTATGATATGCCGGTTCCGACCCCACCATTCCACCGCGAGTGTTGGGATCTGTATTGCCAGCCCGTTCAGCAGGCGGCGATCGCTGCTCCTCGTGGACATGCGAAAAGTACGGCACTGACACACGACTTCAGCCTGGCAACAGCCCTATTCCGCGTCGAAGATTACATCGTGATCGTATCCGCCTCAGAAGATCTGGCAATCGGCCATCTCGGTGACATCGCAAAAGAGTTGCGTGAAAACGAGGAAATTGCCCGGGATTTCCAAGTCGATAAATTGATCAGTGACACCAAGACTGACATCATTGTTCGGTTTAAAGATGGCCACGAATGCCGTTTCATCGCAAAAGGTCCTGGCCAAAAAATGCGCGGGATTAAGTGGAATGGCAAGCGTCCCGGCCTGATCGTTTGCGACGACCTGGAAGAGGATGAGCAGGTCGAGAATCGCGATCGAAGGGAAAAATTCCGTCGCTGGTTCTACCGGGCGCTCGTACCTTGCCTGCGTAAAGGCGGAAAAATCCGCATGCACGGTACGATTCTGCACGACGATTCCCTGCTCAACCGGGTTGTAAACGGCAAAGTCTGGGCGACCCGCCTATTCAAAGCGCATTCTTCGTTTGACGATTTCTCCGGTATTCTCTGGCCAGAGCAATTTTCCGAGGAACGCCTCCGTGCGATCCGCCAGAGTTTTGTCGAGGATGGAGATGCCTCGGGATACTCGCAAGAGTATCTCAATAACCCGCTCGATTCCAGTGAAGCATATCTCCGCAAGTCAGACTTCATCGCAATGGAGCCGGAAGATCACGACGCCTTGAAACGGGTTGTCGCCGGCGCCGACTTCGCCGTTTCAAAGGCTGACCGGGCGAATCGAACTTCCTTCACCGTCGGTGGTGTTGACGCTAGGAATTTGACTCACATCTACGACCAGTACGTCGGCCGGTGGGACACTTCCGAATGGATTGATGTGTTGTTTGAGGTTCAACTTCGCCACCGCCCGGACACATTCTTCATCGAAGATGGGGTGATTTGGAAAGCAATCTCCCCGACGATCTACCGTGAAATGCGTCTTCGAGACATCTGGATCAACTTCTACCCGATCACCCCGGTTAAAGATAAAGCAACTCGCGGCAGACCGTTTCAAAAACGTATGCGCGCAGGAGCAATTCGCTACGATAAAACTGCTGAATGGTATTCCGGTTATGAAGACGAGTTGCTCCGATTCACCGGCAATTCAGAAGCAAAGCTCGATGACCAGTTCGATTCGACTGCGATTATTTTTAAGGGTTTGGACCTTTCAAGTGAACTCGACGAGGAAGATTTTGAGTCGGATGAGGAACTAGAAATGCGCGCAACAGATCCCCGGCGACAATCAGGCCGATCGCCTGTAACTGGATATTAAAATGCTTAGATTAGAGCAACACATCAAACTGACCAAAGAGGTTTGGACCAGCCCGAACATCACTGGGATGTTTTCGAGCGTAGATTTGACTCGAATCGGTGGGGAAGTTCTGCGTGGCTACCGCGAGGACAAACGGAGCCGGCAAGTCTGGGAAGAGCGGAGTGCCGCCGGGATGGACCTCGCAATGCAGGTTGTTCGCGAGAAAAGTTTTCCCTGGCCGAATGCCTCGAATGTCGCTTTTCCCCTCGTAACCATCGCGGCAATGCAGTTCCACTCGCGCGCTTATCCGGCGATCGTATCTGGCAGTGACGTTGTAAAGTGCCGAGTCCCGTTCGAAGTCGACGGTGATGAACAGGCCCAGGCCGACCTCATCGGCCGGTATATGAGTCACCAGTTACTCGAGCAGTCTTCCACCTGGGAAGAAGGGCAGGATCGCCTTCTACTCAATTACGCAATTGTAGGCTGTGCTTTCAAGAAAAGTTATTTCGACTCCCAAGTTGCGCGTGTTACTTCCGACGTGGTTCTTGCTAAGGATCTCGTGCTGGATTATTATGCCAAAAGCGTGGAAAATGCGCGCAGAAAAACCCACGTTTATCCGCTCACAAAAAATGAAATCTACTCCGGCGCCGTGTCCGACACCCCGAAATTCAGGGATGTTACCGGTGACGCCTGGTTTCAAGGTGGAGGACTTGTAGCTGATGACAAACCTAACCGCGACGGCACCTCAGTTCCCAGCCGGGACAGCGACACTCCTTTCACGGCGCTGGAGCAACATTGCTGGCTGGATCTGGATGGCGACGGATATGAGGAACCTTGGATCGTCACGGTTGAGGAGGGTTCACAGACTGTCCTCCGCATTGTTGCACGCTGGGATCGAGAGCAAGATGTGGTGCGTAACGCACGAGGCCAAGTGGTGTCAATTACGCCGGTTGAGTATTTCACAAAATACGGCTTTATTCCGGCGCCCGACAACTCGATCTACGATATTGGGTTCGGCGTCCTCCTTGGACCTCTTAACGAATCGGTTAGCTCACTCGTGAATATGCTCATCGATGCCGGCGTGATGGCGACGACTGCAGGCGGATTCCTCGGCCGAGGCGCTAAGATTCGCGGCGGAGATTACACCTTCGCCCCGCTCGAATGGAAGCGCGTTGACTCGACCGGCGACGATCTGCGGAAGTCGATTGTCCCCCTGGATGTGAGGGAGCCTTCTGCGGTGCTGTTTAATCTGCTTGGCCTGCTGATCGAATACACCAATCGGATTGCCGGGACGATGGAAACTATGGTCGGGGAAAATCCCGGCCAGAATACTCCCGCCTCCAATATGGCTTCGATGGTCGAGCAAGGGATGAAGATCTACGCCGCCATTTTCAAGCGGACTTGGCGTGCAATGAAGGAAGAGTTTAAGAAGATCTTCATCCTCAACGGATTGCACGCGCCTTCAAGATACCGCCAACTGTTTCTCGGCGACCCCGAATTGATCTGCCCGGCCGCCGACCCGAACATCAGTTCCGACAGTGAGCGCTTCAGTCGCGCCTTGGCGATCGTCCAGCGTTCGGACGCAAAGCCTGGCTACGATCCGAATGTTGTCGAGGAAAACTATCTCCGCGCTCTTCGCGTAGATAACTGGAAAAAGTTCTATCGCGGCTTCGATCCGTCGCAAGTTCCAAAAGATCCGCGCATCCAGATCGAAGAGATGCGCGGCCAGCGTGAAATGGCCCTGCACCAGTCCAAGCAGGAAACCGAGATGCAGAAGTTCTTGGCCCAGCTGCTCGAGGACCAGCGCATGAACCAGGCCGAACAGATTAAAATGCAGGCAGAAACCGTCAAACTCCTCGCCGAGGCGGATGACGCTGCAGATAACCGGCAGATCGTGGCGATGCAAACCGCTATCTCGGCCGTCAAACAGCGCGACGAGTCTCTCCGTGGGCGCATCGACCAACTCATCAAGATAATGGAGTTAGAAAGTGATCCAAACAGACAGGTCCGAAAGGCAGATGAAATTCGAGGATTGGCAAGCTCATCCGGTGACGGTAGCCTTGTTCCAATTTTTGATACAGCAACAGGACGCTCTCAAGGTTCGGTGGTCAAGCGGTGAATTCACCCACACTAATAAATACGCTACGGCAATCACAAACGCTAAAGCTATTGGCCAGTGTGAGATGCTTGAAACGCTGATTCAGATTGAAGCGGATCAGTTCATTCAGGTGATCGGGGAATAACATGACGAACAAAAGTGGAGTTTCCCCCCTCGGCCGAGCCGTTCTTGTGGAGTACTATGAGCCTGAGCGGAAGGAAAGTTTAATCGTGATTCCAGACCACGTGAGAAAGAGTGAAGTCATCGCGGAACAACGCGCTGCGGTTGTAGAAGTCGGGCCGAATGCCTGGCCGAACGAGCCGCCGCGTGCGAAAGCCGGTGACCGAGTTCTCATCACGAAGTATGCTGGTTTCGCGCTGCAAGGTCCGGCCGATGGTAAGATGTATCGAATCATCAACGACGCCGATATCTTTGCACGAATTACTGACGATAGAGAGGTAAGCAAATGAGCGAAGAAGTTGAAGTTGCTGCCCGCGAAATGGGCTGGCGCCCGAAAGAAGAGTTTCGAGGCGATGTCGAGAAGTGGGTTGACGCTGACGAGTTTGTTCGGCGCGGCGAGAATTTCATCCCGCTACTCCGCAAATCGAATCTGGAACTGAAGGGGAAACTCGACGTTACCGCCGGAGAAGTCAAGCAGCTCAAAGACCTTCTCTCCGCCTCGCACGAAGCGATTGAGGCTCTGAAAGAGTATCAAGGCGCCGAAACGAAGCGACAAGTCGAGCGGGCGAAGAAAGAATTGATTGCGCAACTGAAAACTGCCCGCGAAAACGGGGATGTTGAGACGGAAGAGCAAGTTCGCGAGGAACTCCAGGCGATCCGCGAGGTCAAGGCGGAGGTGAAAGCCCAGCCGATTCCGCCCGCAGCTGTGAGTCCGGCCGCTGATTCGCCTCACCCCGATTTTGAAGGTTGGGTTGAGGACAATCCTTGGTTCAAGTCGAATGCTCGGCGTCGCGCTCTGGCCCTGGGGATTGCCGACGAACTTCGCGAGGACAAAAAGAACGACAAGTTGCAAGGCCGGGCGTTCTTCGATCGGGTGGTGGAGGAACTGGAAATTTACCTCGGCGAGAAGCCGCAAGGGAAGGTTGACGGCGGTCGCCAAAGCGGGCAGAATGGCTCCGGCTCCGGAGCGCCCCGGCAACGAAACTACTCCGATCTGCCTTCCGATGCGAAAGAAGCCTGCGATCGCCAGGCCAGTCGCCTTGTTGGCCCCGGCCGAGCGTTCGCAAATGCTGACGCCTGGCGATCGCATTATACCAAGATATATTTCGAGGAAACTGTATGAGCACAACCCCCAGTTTTTTGGTCAATCGGGCAGCCGAGATGGCGCAAACTAACCCAGCTAATTCTCCAGAGAAAAAAGCTCGTGCGCGCGTTTCAATGTCGCTGCCGACGCTTAAACTTAAAGTTCCGGAAATTCCGGGATTTGAACTCCACTGGTTTCGCGGCACGTCAGCCCGGCTTGCGCAAGCACAAAATGCCGGCTATCGTTTCGTAACGAAAGAGGAAGTCGATATCCCTGAATTCGGTTTTGCCAATGATGCGGAAGGCTCCGGCCATTCGACGCTTGGCGAGAATGTGACTGTATCCGCCGGCGACGAATTGGTTGATGGCCAAGGCGCCCGCCTGTTCCTGATGAAAATCCCGAAGGATCTTTGGGACGAAGATCAGGTCATGATCGACAAGAAACACGAGCAAACTGCCGCCACCCTGCGCGGCGACAAGGGGTTCACCGAAGCGGGTCAAGACGGCTCCAACCGTTACTCGCGTGGTGAGCAAAAACGTAATATGTTTCAACCTCGGAGGCCTTAAATGGCAAACGCTAATACTCCTTTCGGCCTTGCGCCGATTGAATTCGCGGGGGGCTCGTCGTGGAATGGGCAGGCCCGCCGGTATCATATCCCTTCCAGCGATGGCACTGCCTACGCAATCGGCGATCCGGTAAAGTTGGCCGGTTCGTCTGATGGCAACGGTGTTGCTGACGTTATTATCTGCGCAGCAGGTGGTGGCGCAGCTGCCCCGATTCTCGGCGTTATTGTCGGGATGGGCGGCGTCACCTACGGCGGCATGTCCGGCGATCCCGGCAGTCTCAACACAATCGTTGTCCCAGCGACCAAGACGAAAGATTACTACGTCCTTGTCGCCGACGACCCGAACATTGTGTTCGAGATCCAAGAAATCGGCACCGGCACTGCGCTGGCGGCTGCGGCAGTCGGTCTCAACGCCAACTTTGTTGCCGCAGCGCCTTCGGCCTACGTCTCGGGTTTCACGCTGGGCAATGACGCCGAAGCGGCGACCGCTACGCTCGACCTCAAACTGCTTGGACTTGTCCAGCGGCCGGGTAACGAGTTTGGCGCCTACGCCAAGTGGAAAGTTCAGATCAACAACCATCAGTTCCGCGCTGGCGTGGCTGGTCTCTAAGGAGTAAATCATGCCTGGTGGCATCATCAATACCGGCTCGCATCCGAAACTGCTTTGGCCCGGCGTCCGGGCAATCTGGGGGCAGGTCTACGACAGCCATCCGGTGGAATACACTGACCTGTATTCGATCGACAGCTCGTCGCGCGCCTACGAAGAGGATGTGCAAGTCACTGGATTCGGCCTGGCCTCGGTCAAGCCTGAATCTCAGGGTGGCACCTACGATTCGGAAATCCAGGGGATGATCACCCGATACGTGCACTTGGCGTATTCCCTGGGCTACATCGTGACCTACGAAGAGCTGCAAGACAACCTCTACGAGGAAGTCTCGATGCGACGCGCCAGGGCTAATGCGTTCTCGATGGCCCAAACGGTGGAGAATGTCGGAGCATTCCTGTATAACAACGCGTTCGTCTCGACCTACTTCACTACCGGCGACGGTGTTTCACTCATCTCGGATTCCCACGTCAATGCGACCGGCGGAACTTACAGCAACGAGCTTACGCCCGGCGCTGATCTGAGTGAGGCGGCTCTCGAGGATATGTGCATCCAGATCATGGGTGCGCAGAACGATCGCGGGCTGGCAATCTCCGTCATGCCGACATCGCTACACGTCGCCACCGCCGAATGGTTCAACGCTAACCGCATCCTGAAGTCGGTACTGCAGTCCGGGACTGCAAACAACGATATCAACGTGCTGAAGGCGGTGAACGCATTTCCCGGCGGCATCAAGATGAATCACTACTTCGATGTTCCTGGTAGCTGGTTCGTCCGTACCAATGTGCCGAATGGCATGCAGATGTTCTGGCGTGAGAAGCCGGGCCTGGCGCAGGACAATGACTTCGACACGAAGAACGCAAAGGCTCTAAGCTACATGCGTCTGAGCGTCGGGTGCACTGACCCGCGCGGCATCTACGGCAGCGACCGTCCGTAAGCAATCGGCAGGAACCGCTGACTAGGGGACAGCGGTTTAATAGTGTGAACCAGATTCACCGTCCTGCCACCTTTCCCTACGCCGCAAGGCGTTGACCCACAACGTAGAGGAATAGCATCATGGGAACCCCAACTCGATTCACCCACGGCGTCACGACGGCTGCTCGCGAGGCTACTCTAGGCATGTTCGGCATGCCTGATCCGACGCTGTGGCACGTCTTTTTTGACGACTTCAATGGTTTCGTAACGGATACGACTCCCGCCGGGAAGTACACCATCACGACGGTTGAGGCCGGCGGCAGTTCGGCTACCGAAGCAATTGGTGATGCGGCCGGCGGCGTTCTCGTCATCACCAACGATGCTGCCGATAATGACAGCGACTTCTTCCAGAAGATTGGCGAATCGTTCCTGATCGCCGCCGGCAAGAAAGCCTTGTTCAAGATTCGCTTCAAGGTTAGCGATGCCACGTTGAGTGATTGGATTGCCGGCCTCGTGATCACGGATACGACTCCCCTTGCGGCAGCCGGCGACGGTGCTACGGATGGGATATTTTTCCAGAAAGATTCGGCAGACACCGACATCGACTTCTACGTCCAAAAGAACGCGACGACCGGCCAACTGACCAACACGGCAGTCGCGTCTGCAGCCGCCGATGACACGTACATGACCCTCGGGTTTTACTACAATGGCAAGCGGTCGGTCGAGTTGTTCAAGAACGATGTCATGTTTAAGACGGTGGATCTGACCACCGCGCCCTCGACGTACCTTCCAGACACAGAACTGACCGTAACCTTCGGCATTCAGAACGGAGAAGCGGTGGCCAAAGTCATGACTATTGACTACGTTTTCGCTGCAATCGAGCGTTGATAGGAGAGCGAAATGGCAAATGCCTTTACCTCTCAAACTCTACTCGATGGGCCGAGGAATGTAGTGATGCTCTTCACCGGGAGTATCGACACCGCAAATGAGGCAAACACTGTAAAGGTGGATGTCTCCGCGATGGCTCCGGCGTGCGACCTGGTTGCTGTGGATGAAATCTACTGGTCTTGCTCCGGCAACCTTCAGGTACTGCTGACCTGGGAAGCCACCACAGACGTTCGATTCGCCACGCTCTCCGGGCAGGGTGAATTCGATCTGAAGTGTTGCAGCGGATTCCAGAACAACGCTGGCGCTGGTGTCACCGGCGACATCGGGTTCACAACTGTCGGCTGGGCCTCCGGCACAGAGACTTACACTGTGCTGATGATCATGCGCAAAGCGAGTTTCTAATGGCAGCTCCCGCATCTTACCACACAGCTGAACGCATCATCCGGCAATCGCTGAAAGATGCGGGACGCCTGCAGACCGGCGACGACCCCAGTGCCGAGGTTTATATCGACGCGCTGGGGCGTCTTTCCGATTTAATCTTCACCTATCAGACCCAAGGGTTAAAACTTTGGCTGAATTCTTTGGTGACGATTCCACTCATCGCAAACATAGCAACCTATACCTTGGGTCCGACGGGGGCCGGCGACAAGCCAGCACGCGTACTTGAGGGTTGGTATGCGAGGACTGACGGCAACCGGCGACCGCTCGAAGTGTTGAGCTGGCGCGGTTATCAGGGATTGGGGACACTGACCCAAGTCGGGGAAGTAACCGGATTTTTCCAAGATAAGCAGCAGTCGAATATCTCGGTGAAGTTTTGGCCTGTCCCGTCCACAAGTTGTGCGGCGACAGGCTCGGTAGAATTGCTTATTCAACGCCAGGCGATCGGTCCGGTGCAATTGACTGAAGCCGTCGGATTTCCTGTTGAATGGTATATGGCCCTGCGTTGGGGGCTGGCCGACGAGTTGGCCACCGGGCAACCCGCCCTAATCATGGATCGCTGCGAAAGAAAAGCAAAGATGTTTCGGGAGGCGCTCGAGGATTGGGATGTCGAAGAGGCGGCGACTAAATTCCAGCCTGACACCCGCACCCTTATGCCTTCTCGATTTCGTTGAGGTGAATTGATGGCCGACTACCGCGATCCGCCGAAAGAGTTATCCCTCCCCACACGATTGCCCCTTTTCGGCATCTTGGATAATCGCGCGGAGAATCCAGATCTTGACGCCCGGATAATCAATGGGTTTGTAGAACGGAGCCCGAGCGGCTCCGTCCGCTTGCTCAAGCGTTCCGGCATGCACCGACTTGTTCAGAATACCCAGGAAAACGCGACCGGCGCCGGCATCATAAATGGCTATGTCTGCTGGTATGACACTGAAAATGCCCCCGGCGATCGAATCCGTCTGTATAGTCTTGACGCAGAGACCGATGAACTCACTCTAATCGGCTCAGTAACAAGTTCATTGGATGGGACGCTCGAGAAATTCGTGTGGATGGAAAAAGTTCCTGTCGGTTCAACGGAAGAGATTCTGCTGGCGTTAAATACGAGGGCCGCCCGGACTTACGACCCAATCGGATTGCGGGATATCTTCAGGGCCGGAACTACGGCGGTTATTACTTGCGCAACTACAAATGCATCGCCGGTTGTAACGCACTCATCCAATATACCAGCTGCCTATTTTCTCGTTACTGGCGCCGGCATTCCGGCCAACACGACGATCCTCACGATTGACAGCGCAACCCAGTTTACGTTAAGCTCCAACGCAACCGCTACAAATGCAGCCGTTAGTTTGACCCTTGAAGCGGAGGCTCCTTCAACCGCCTACCAAATCAACAACGAATACAGCGATGATTATACCGCCCCGATTACAGATTACATCGGCGGCATTGTCGTACTGAATAAGGCCGTCTATCTCGGCATGGGAAATGGGAGAATCTACGGTTCCGATGCCGACGCTCCTCGCGATTGGTCGCCGCTCAATTTCATCGCTCCTTACGCTGAACGCGGAGGCCTCCTCTTTATCTCCCGCCAGCATTCCCACCTCATCGCGTTCAAACAGTATTCCGTTGAATTCTTCCGCGATGCCGGTCTGTCCGACGGATCGCCGCTTGAGCGGGTCGAGGGGCTGCAACTCGACGTTGGTGTGTTGAATAAACGAGTAGTTCAGGTTTTTGCGCAGACCCTTGTCTGGATGAGCAATAATCGCGAGGGGGAGCGGAGTGTCTATTTACTCCAGGGTTTACGCGCGAAAGAAATCGCTGGGCCGGCTGAGAGGCGTATCCTCAGCCTAGGTTCCGATTGGTTTACCCTCGGACTCATCCTCGCCGGTCACAGCTTTTTTGTTCTGACCTCGGTCGAGCGGGCCGTCAGTTTAGTTTACGATCTGGATTCCGAGCTGTGGTACTATTGGAATGCGCTGGGGGAAACTTACTTTCCGTTTGCGGCGGCAACCCCGGCCTTCTACGACCGGCATGTCGGCGGGGTTTTTCTGCAACATCTCACCGACGGATGGATCTATTCGATGGAGGATGATGAAATTCTGGATGCCGGCGAGCCTGTTGTGATGGAGATATATCCGCCCGAGTTCGACGGCGGAATGCGGGTGGCGAAGTACCTGAGTAAAATGTACATCGTCGCCGACCAGCAAGATGGGAGTCGGCTCAAAATCCGAGTCAACGACCACAACCGGGCGCCCGAATACTGGTCCAACTGGCGCGAATTCGATCTGGGTAAAAGTCGGCCTCGGCTTGACGAGTGTGGTTCCTTTTACAAGCGGGCCTTCCATTTCCGCCACGATTCGCCGACGAGGTGCCGACTCGAATTCGTCGAACTCGATATCCAGGCGGGTGTTCTGTGAGTTTCCGCGAGCCCCCACAACACCGGCCGATGCTCCGCGATGCGGACTTGATGCTTGTTGATGACGCCTGGCGCCAGTACTTTATCGACTTGAGCCGGGCAATTCAAAATCTGAGAGACGGGAGCAACGGCGTGACTCCGAAATGGACTTCCGGCGATTCATATGTGGTGGACGATATTGTCTGGTCGCCGGCAAACCAGTTGCAGTACGTCTGCACCGGCGCAACCAGCGGATCAACCGATCCGTCGAGTGACTCGGATAACTGGCAACTTTTCGGTGCGAGTAAGATCCGTCAAATACTTCGTGGTTGGGCGGTGATTCCCTCTGGAGCGAGTATACTAACAATTGCACTTTCTCCGGCCGTCTACAACACAGCGAAGGCTGAAGTCCGCTTGCTCGGATTTTATTCGTCGGCGGCAAGTTCACTCGAACCGTACGACGGATCTGTGCTGCTGGCAAGCGATACTGCTTTGACGTTTAATCGTACAAGTACTGCGGCATTTTCAACAACCTTGCACTGGGAAATCACCGAGTGGTGGTAAAGGAGAATTTATGATTTGGCCTGCTCTCATTATGGCTGGTGCTTCAATCGCCGGTGGTTTGCTGACGAAAAAATCCGGCGACAAAGTGGCGGCGGCGAGCGATCCTTTTGCTCCGTATCGACCCGGCTATGCGGCAAAGCTGCAAGAACTTGAAGCCAATCCGGGACTGCTGACCCAACGGCCGGGGTATCAAGCGGGGCTGGACGCAATCGAGCGGACAATGGGCTCGCGAGGTTATCTCGGTTCAGGCAATCTTGCCGCTTCGATGTTTCGGTACGGAGGTCAGTTCTACAATGAGGAAGCAAACCGGTTGGCTACCCTCGCCGGCGCCGGGCAGACTCCGGGGGCTGGCCAAGCGACCGCGGCGGGACTGTATCAAAGCGCGATGGGGCAAACAGGCTATGGGATCGGCGAGCTAATGCGGCAGTACCAAAACGCGAACGCTGGAAATACCGGCGGTGGCTGGGCTCCGGCGCCGATAGATTACTCTCTCCCATCGCAAGGCATTAGTCTGGGCCAATCAATGCCTAGTTCTGGCTCGATCTACGAATTTTAAGGGGAACCTCAATGGCTGACTTTGGTTCTCCAGGCGTTGGCGGGATTGCCGGCGGCCTGCAGGCATTTCGAACTTACGAAATTGCTCTGGACGAACAAGCTCGCCGTAACCGGGCGACCGACTTGGATGCGCAGCAGCTTGAGATTGACCGCGCGCATAAACAATCGATTATGCGTTTGCATAATTCCCAAGTCGATTCCGCCGAACGCTCTGCCAAGGCGGAGGAGCAACGAATCGCCGCCCTCGCCGGGGTCGCCCCGACTGACGATGCTCCCTCATCGGAGCAAATGCGCGATACGCTGTTGCAGCAGGCAAGTACCCTCGCACGGCTCGGGGATACGAAAGGAGCCGCCGACGCCGCCAAGGCTGCCTCGCAAATCGACAAGGATATGCAGACAGTTGCGACCTCCGGCGCGCTCGAGAAGCAACGAATCATGAAGTCGGAAATGGATGCACTCGAAGATATTCAGCAACTCTTCGCCGGTGTGAACTCGAAACAGTCTTACGATCAGGCCCTGATGATTGCGCAGAGTCGGCCGTGGGCGAAGGATTTCCCGCCGCCGAAAGAACTCATGAATGGGTACAACCCGGCGCTGGTTCAGGGAATCGTGAAGAACTCGAAGGCCGAGATTGATCGGCGGAAACTCGCGATTGACGAGGCCGATCTCGCGGGCAAGGAGAGGAATCGTCAGCATCAACAGGCTTACCGCGACGCGCGGCTGGGTCAGATCGACCGCTCGATCGAGGACCGCCGAGAGATCGCTGCGAACCGGGCCAAGACGGGAACCGATCCCAAGTTGACCGACCCACCGCCGGCACTCCGGATGAGGGCCTCGAACGAACTCAAGCGGATGAAAGTCGATCTTTCGAAGCCCGATCTCGACGCGATGGCTTATGACATTGCGGCCGAGGCCAAGCGGAGATCCGAAACCAATCGAGCGCTGTCGATGGAGAGTGCCCTCGAGCAGGTGATTTCCGAAGCGCGACTTCGTGGGGATATTGAAGAGCCGTCGAGTTTCCTCGGGATGAGCGTCGGCAAGGGGAAATACACTCCCAAACGCGGGACGGAGGCTCGTCCGGCCGAAATTCCGGCGACGAAAGAAGGTCTCAAATCCGGCACGATTTATCAGACTTCGCAAGGCCCCTGGCGTTATCTTGGCGCAGGTAAGGGTGTCAATGGGAGTGGCTTTGAGCCAGTGAAAGCGCCAGCAACAGCGGCCGCCCGGATGAATCCGCTCGACCCGGATCAAGAGGGGGATGACGAATGAGCACGCAACTGCCGCCGGAATTGAGTGCACTGATGGGAGGACCGGCGTCGACAGGCGGGACGGCTGCTGTTGAATTGCCGCCGGAACTCCGGGCGCTAGGTGAAAGCGCCGCGAAATCGCCGGGCCCAGAGGGGGAAACTTCTTTTGGTAAAGCAACGCGTTTTGGCCGTGAACTTCTTGGAGGTGCCGCCGACGTAATCGATCTGGGAACGGTCGGATTGCCGGCGATGGCGGCGGGAACAGTTGCCGAAGGTATCCGCCGGGTTTCCGGCGCCGTCCGTGGAGAAGATCGCCGCCAAGTCGCTGCTGAAGGCGCGCAACTCTCCGGCAAGATCGGCGAGCAATTCGGCACTCCAATCCGGACGACCCTCACGCGGATGGGAGTTCTCCGCAAGGACGAGCCGGGGGCAATCCCGCAAGCCCTCGAGACTCTCATGTCCAAGGTCGAAGAGGGAGCGAGGGCTGTCGAGAAGGGATCGGACAGTTGGATCCTCAAAGAAGATGTCATGATGACCTTCAACGGTCTGCTTGGCGCTCTCGGGATCAAAGGGATTGGTGCCGGAACCAAGGCCGTGATGAAGGCGGGTGAACTCCGCCGAGCCAATGCGGAGATTCAGAAGCAACTCGCTGCCGCCGAGGGCGAACGCTTCGGCCGGGAGGTTGCCGCCGGCGAGAAACTCGCAGAAGCGGAGGCAATCAATCGCCCGGTTGAAATCCGCGCTGATACTCCCCAAGCCGTCTCCGACATCGCCAAAGCTGAACGTAAACTCCGTGCTCAAAAGCGCGCAGACGTTCGAGCCGCCTTTGCCGGCGACCCGAGTATGACAGCAGCGGATCGATCGTCTGCCGGTTGGGAACTTTCCGAGGCTGACCGCACCCAGCTCCAGGCTGAAGGTATGGCCGAGGCTCGAGAGCGGGCCCGCGCCGAAGCTGAAGGCCTGTCGAATATGGGCGAGCGTGCTCCTCGAACCGGCTACCGGGAAGGCGCGGAACTCGACCTAAACGCGCCGATTGAACGGCCGATCACAACTCCCGACGGCACACCGTTCGGAACCGCCGAGCAGATGGCAACGCAACAGGGCCTCGAGCGTCGGGGCCTCGCCGATACGCTTGGTCGCGGCGATCAGGGTAAATTAATCCCCAACACCGACGCCCTGAATTCAGGCCTTGCCAAGGTTCGGAGTGGTCGCCTGTTCGATCTGACTTCGGAAGAGCGGGTCGCCTTGCGCGGGTCCAGCAGAATCACTGACCCCAAAGTCATAACGGCTGCCGCCGTCGGAGCGACTGGCCTGGGCCTCGCTCTCACAATGGAGCCGAGTGCGGAAGAGGCCGCACTTGCGATTGGGGCAGGCGCGCTCGCCGTTGGCCGGGGACGTGGGCCGTTGACGCTTGAAGCTATCCGTTCGATGCCGGATGCTGCCCCGCACAAAATCTTCAAGGACGCCTCCCCGTACACCCTGTCCACTCTCGAGATGCTTCCCGAGAACGCATTCGACTTCAGCAAGACGCAGGTCCAACAGTTACTCAAGCGCCAGGAAGTCACCAAGATGGAACGGGGGATTTTGGAGTCGGCCCTTGCGGCTGTCCCCGGCGACCGGATTACAGCGAAGCAACTCTGGACCGGCGTCAAGGAAGCGACGGGGGACTTTGAACTTAAGAAGGAAGAGACGCAACAGTTCGCTTCGTATGGGTTGGAGAATATCGGTCGATTGGCTCCGGTTGATGGTATTGATCGGGGCGTCTGGATACCTGAAAATGCAACTCCAGAGGAGGTTGCCCGGCTTGAAGCTGAGAATGCGGCTGAAGTTTCTGCGCGCGAACTTGCAGCGCCCATTTCGCGCACTACTATCTATCAATCCCCCATCGAACTCGGCACCGCCAACCATTTCAACGATCCAAATTACTTCGCTCACACCCGCTCGTTCGATGAGGGCGGCGTCCGCCATGTTGTCGAAATGCAGAGTGACCTGGCGCAGAAAGCTGGGAAGGTGTTGACGCCGGAAGAGCGTATAAAGTTGCAGGAAGAATATCTGGCTGCTAGGGAAGAATATGTTGCCGCTTTACGACTGAATCGGCAGATTGATTCTGGGCAAGCGCCGCCGGGAACGCGCAGGATTTTACTTCAGCCTCTTCGACTAAGGAATGCCGAGCTAGAAGCTAAGATAGCGACATCGACGTCAGCTGTTAAAGTTTCCCCTATGCTCAAAGATTGGCACAAGCGGCTGATCCGAGAGGAGATGGCAGACTCTGCCGCAAAAGGCGAGCCAGTTGTTCGTTTCGCCGACGCCGACACAGTGGCGAAGGTGGAGGGGTGGCCGGATAGGCAAGCCGCTTGGGACAACGGCGGCCGTGCGGGAAGACCTACAGAGAGTTACGAACGCCCAACAACGCGCTTCTCTCCCGAGCATCAAGGCATTTACGATCGCTACGCAAAGGACGTAACCAAGTTCCTTAAGCAGCTCGACGGCAAGCATGTCACCGATTCTGCTGGCCACGGTTGGTATGAGGTGCCGATTGCCGGCAACTCCAAGCTTCCTGGCGGCGGTCGCCGGACCCAGATCGGATCGGCCAACACCGAGATTATGAGCATTTCTGCCGCGATCGGTGGGGGTACAGCCCTCGGTGCCTGGCTCGCTGACGAGGAAAATAAACTCAAAGGCGCCATCACCGGTGGAATAACTGGAGCCGGCCTTGCCATCCTCGGTCTGTCGCGGCTTGCCAAGTCCCCGTCTCCCGCTATCCGCGATTCCGTTGCAGCGGTTGGCCGTGCGGCCGAATATACCCTCGGGACTCTTTCCACTCGGATTCGCGGCATGTCGGAGTCGGTTCTCCGTCGCCTCGATCAATTCGAGAAATCCACTCTTGTCACGGCTCACGACGCCCTGGTGAAGATGGAACCGTTCGTCGCCGGCGTTGGTAAGCTCAAATCTGACTCGGCCTTGTCGGCGGCAATCCTTTCGAATAGCCACGCCAGGATCGCGGCGGAACTCGGCCGCCTGGGCAAGCCCGAACTCATCCAGCAATTCCGAGTCGTCCGCGCCCAGCTCGACAAATACGGCGAGGCTCTCCGGGAAAATCGCCTACTTAAGGGATTACGTCAGGACTATTTCCCCCGGATCGTCACCGATTATGAGGGGCTGATGGAAGCCCTCGGTGCCGACGTGAAGACTGCCCTCGAGAAACGGATCGCCGAGGCCGATGTTAAGGCCGTCCGTACTACCGGCCAGGGCTTGTCGCCCGTCGAAATCTCCGCCATTGTTAATGATTATCTTTCCTCCCGGCCGGGTGGTGGTGGGAAAAGTCGTTTCCTCCGTGAACGTAAGCTCGGAGAAATCTCACCGGAACTCGCCAAGTTCTACGCGCCGCCGGCTGAGGGCCTGATGCTCTATGCTCGAGCTGCCGCGAGGGAAATTGAAAAGGCTAAGTTCTTCGGGAAGCACCTTATTCGTTCTGCGGATAATGGCCGGATCAACCTCGACTCTTCCGTCGGCAACCTCCTTTTTGAGGAGCAAGCGCGCGGTAAGATCAAGCCGGAGGATTTCAACAAGCTCAAGGATCTCCTCCATTCGCGGTTCGGCCCTGGTGAGCGGGCAATGGCGGTGCCCCTGCAGAACTTGCGTAACTGGTCCAATGCAATGCTTCTCGGCCACGTGACTTCGGCGGCCGTCCAGCTCGGCGACGTTGCAATGTCAGTCCCCTTGCATGGGCTTCTCCCAACAATTAAATCCCTTCGCCAGGTCCTCACCCGTTCCCCGGATCGGATCAGTGTTACCGACCTCGGCCTGGTCGATCATGTGATTGAGGAGTTCTCCGGCACCCTCTCTTCCGCGAAAATCCTGGACAAAGTATTCAAGTTCTCAGGATTCTCCCTCATCGATCAACTCGGTAAAACGACTCTGACTAACGCTGCGATCAACAAATTCAGGGCACTCGCCAAATCCGAAGTCGGGCGGACGAAAATTGCCAAGCAATACGGGGACTATTTCGGCAAGGATCTTGGTGGCCTAATCGAGGAACTCCAGGCCGAAACCAAGGGTCCGCTCACTCTCGAACTCGCGTTCCGGGAACTTGCAGATGCTCAGCCGATCACGAAGATTGAAGTGCCCCAGGCTTATCTCGACAACCCGAACGGCCGGGTGATGTATCAGCTCAAGACATTCGCCATCAAGCAGATGGACCTGGCCCGGCGGAAAGTCTGGCAGCAACTTCGCGGGGGCAATCCAGGTGAGGGGATTAAGAACGCCCTTCGAATCGGAGCGACACTCGCCCTCGCTGGCGCCAGCGCCGATATGATTCGGGACTTTATCCTCGGCCGCGAGCGCGAGCGTGATTGGGGGGATCTTCCGCTCAACCTGCTCAAGACCTACGGCATGTCCAGTTACATGATGGACAAGATTCGCCAGGGTAAAGGTTACGAAACCCTCATCATGAGTACTATCGCTCCGCCTTGGAAGATTTTCGAACAGGTCTATCACGCCGATCCGCGAGTCCTTGAAAACACACCGATCATCGGGAAGTTCCTTTACTGGCGTCTGATGGGCGGCGCAGAAGCCTGGAATGAGAAGGAAGAAAAGCGTCAACTCAAGGAGGACCGCCAAAGTGAGTGATCACTACGCCAGAGGTGATTGGAATGCTGTCTGCGCTCGGTGCGGGCGTAAGGCAAAAGCCTCGACTTTCGTCCGGCAGTGGCAAGGATACTGGGTTTGCCGGGAACATTCGGAACCTCGGCATCCGCAAGATTTTGTCCGGGGGAAAGCCGAAAATCCGACTCCGCCCTGGGTTCAGCCCCCGCCGCCGGATAATTTTGTCAAGTTTTGCACTCCCGACGGGACAACCGCTATCCCTGGGTACGCTATTCCCGGCTGTGTCAGGCCGAAATTCATCCACAATCTCAGCACTTATAAAACCGGAGGATTCTAATGTTTGAACGTAAGATGTTTGTCGACGTTTCGTTGCCCACTATTGACGCTGAATGGCTCAATGGGATGCAAGCCAAACTCGACGAGTTCGTCAGCCTTAAAGATTTCGATGTGGTTGGCGATGGGGTTGCCGACGATACTGCGGGCGTGCAGGCATTTTTCGACAGTTTGGCTCTGTCGGGGGGTGTTGGCTATGTTCCGGCGGGAATTTACAAACTGACGGATTCGATTTCCTTGATCAGTCCGGTTAAATCTTTTGCTGTTCGCGGCGCCGGCCTTGCATCCGTTTTCGCCTTGCGGGCGGCAACCAACATCAGCGCTTTTAATTTCCAATACCTCTTCGATACAGTACTCGAAGGGTTTAAGGTTGATTGCGGATTCAGCGTAACCGGATTTGCATCGCACGGGATTAGTATGCTCAATCCGGATGACGTGATTATCCGTGATGTTGAGGTTTACGAGCACCGCAATTCCGCGCTTCTCGCTTTTGTCGATACACAGTTTACCTACAAGAACGTACACTTTATCAACTGCGTTTCGCGCAGTAACAGCTACGGCCAGAACGGGTTCCTTCTTGAAGGGCTTTCGAGCAGCTCGATCCGGGATTGCCGGGTCTATGCTTTATCGTCCACCGGATCGCCGTGCTATGGGCTTCAGCTGAAGAATCTGTGCCGGCACTCTTATATCCACGGCGGGTACGCGGAGGGATGTAAAGCCGGGATCGCGCTCGCGAGCGACGGCACTGGGGTTGGCGCCGGCCCAACGGATTGCTTTGTTCGCGATGTAATCGTGAAGGATTGCCTCGACGGTGCTATCCTCGGCAAGGGGGAGGATTGCTACGTCCAGTATCATGCCGATATGACTAACAGCCCGGTACCGTCAGGACTCACAGGTTATGCGCTCAACATCGCCGGTTTTAACGCTAATATTATAGCGGAAGTTACAATAACCGGGGTCGCCGCCGGGCGCGATTCGATCCGAGTCCGATCCGACGATGCCGTTATTAACGTCCCTTACGCCAACGGATACGGGGATAACTTGATGGTTCTCGATGCCGGGGTCAACCGGACGATGTTGACAGTTGGTGACCTCTTCCCGGCGACAACCAACATTTACGATAAGATCACCGATAACAGTGGAGCGACCGACAATCGAGTTTGTTACCTTCGCGATATTAATACGACCGGATTAACTGGAGATAATTCGATCAACTTTCGTGTGCGGGGAAAAACTTTCAACTACCTATCGTATAACGGTACGACTGATACATTCGCTTTCCGTGCGAACGGAACTGATATCCTTTCCGCCAGTGCCTCCGCGCTCGCACCTCAACCCGATATTACGGTGAGTTGCGGCACCAACGGTCGGCGATTCACCGGAGTTTACTCGCAGAAGTTCGTTCTTGTAGACGGAATTACGGCGCCGGCGACGATGGCCAACCACGCCCAAATCTACGTCGATTCCGCCGACGGGGATCTTAAGATCAAATTTGCCGACGGCACGACAAGAACCATCGTGACCGATTGACGAACCGTCAGCGTTTCCTCGCATGCTCCCGCATGCAAGTAGGGTTGTTCTCGCATTTGAGGCAACCCTTTTTTACTTCCGCTTTTGAATACCGGATTGCCCGGTCGCTCACGCCGAGCCTGGCGGCAATCAGGGCTGTCCGCCGGAACTGATTGAAGAAGAACCACTGGCAACAATAGCCGAGGTCTTGCTCGATGAGGATTTTGATTGTAGGGCGTGTCATTTTGTGCGCGTTTAATTCATCAATTATCCGCACCCACATACACAAGCGCCGCCTTTGCAACCTCTGTCGAGTTCCCCTCGTAAGACAGCCGAATTTGCCCAGATACAATGGCACCCTGAATGATGCCTTCGAAGTCGCGGAAGTTCGGAAATGCGCTGTGGATGTAGCGGTAAGCTTCCTGGTAGGCGACACGTTTGCGTGACTTGACGTAAGTCACAAAGCGTTCCGCTTGAATTGACTCTTCAGTCCGGCCGATCCGTGAGAACACCCTCGGCAGATCGACCTCGGTTTCCTCGAGCATCTTGTCGGCGGCAATCAGATCGATCAGGTCGATCACCGGCTCATCCCCCCGGGAGACGGCCAGGATCAGTGCTAGCTTATGCATGTGAGTTTGCTTTCGCGCGAGATAGCCATCAACCCGGTCGTCCTCTCCGCGCTTGTTAGCCTCTGTCCAGAGTTTTTGGTACCATTCTTTTCCCCAGGCTCTGGCGTCCGGTGACAGTCCATAAGGTCCGACGAGGTTAACCGAGATATGCTCGAGGTCGCGGACTAACCGCTGCTGATACTCGGCGTGATCCTTTCGGGTCACCTCGTCAGGGTAGGCGACAAACGCAACCTTCCGATCGGCAAACACGAACACGCATCTGGAGATGAAGCCGCCGCCGATCGTTGCCTGCGGCATGTTGTCGGCAATCCAGTGCGGTGTTGTACAGCCGATCATATTGATCCAAGGCGCGGAAACAACATCAGTCCCCGACATCTTGGTGACTTTCTCAAAGGAGTTTCGACCGTCCCACAGACTGATCAGCAGATTCACCATGTCCTTGTCCTGCGGGTTGAGCAGGTTACCGAGTTCACCCGACGCCAGGGTCAGCGGTGACATCGGAAGCCAGTCGCTTTCGTATTGGAAACTCTCCTCGGAGGCGGTGAACGCCGTTACCAGGGCTTGCCAGGTCACAACGTCCGGTCCGAATTTGATGCCAGGGACTTTCTTCAGCAGTTCAATCCCGGCGTCCATCGTTGTCGTCTTGGAGATGATGCCCGGCGGCGCCACAAGGATGATGTAAAAGTTTGGCGTCCACTTGAATCGCATCATGTCGATCCAGACTTTTCGACGCAGGCATGCCGCCAGAGTCGAGACTGCTGTCCAGAAATGCATCCGGTTTGGCGCCTCTGATCCTGACATATAATCCAGATACGCAGGTATCCAGTCCGCAAACTGCCTGGACATTAGCAGTCTCCCCAGGATACCTGCGATGTCTTGGTGCCAGTCGGAATGATCAGGGGATCATCGTAAGGTAAAATGATCCGGGAAGCTTCCTCAAGTTGAGCCAGACATTCGTCCCGGCGATGGATCGGGAACTGGCCGACCAGCGAATCATGCACTTGGAGCAACACCCAGATATGTGGGTACTTCTCATAAAGGTTCATCCAGATTCGATTGATATACAGGGCGACTGTTGATTGGGGAACCCAGGCGATTGCTTCCCGAAATGTCGCATCGTCGATTCGGCCGAAGAAGTGGCAGCGATACCCGAAGATATTCTCGACCCAGCGCCGCGAGGCGACTTGCTTTTTAAAGTCGTTCTGCCATTCGCGGATCTTTGGGAACCGGCCGAAGTACCAGTTCTGCGTCTTCTCCGCCTGGTGAACGGTCAGTCCGAGCCGCTGGGATAATCCGCTCGGTGAGCCGAGGTAGTGGGTGCCGTGGCAGAAACTCTTGAAGGTCCGATACCGAGGATCTTCGCTGCCGTCCGAGCGCAGCTTATTGATTGTGCGATCCTTGTAGAAATCGCGGGCCACTTCAATGTAGGGGTCTTTGCCCTCTTTCAGCATTGCTTTCATTTCATCTTCGCCGGATTCCCAGACTACAATTCGGAGGTCAGCCTTGCTCAGATCCTTGTCGAACATTTCGTAGCCGGGATCAGGCACAAACATTTTTCGCACGTTTGGAAGTTTGAGGTCGGAGTCCGCTTCTTCACCGCCCTTCGGGATGTTTTGCAAGTTCGTCCCGGAGCCGAATGCATTTTCACTTGAGGAAAATCGAAACGTTGATGTGCCTGTGATGTTGTAAGACGTGCGCATCCGGTTGTCAATGTCGAGGGGAGCTAGGACAAACGTCGAAAGGAAAACGCCAAGGCTTCGATACTCCTCAATCGCCTTGATAAACGGTCGGAGAATCGGTTCACGCAGGGCGATTTTGGTCAGTGCTTCCCCGTCGCATGTGATGTGCGAGGGTATACCCTTCTTCGCCCGCGACCAGATCGGTTGCTGTTTGAGGTCCTCGTAGAATAGCTTGGCCATCTGAGTTTTTGACCTCGGATTAAACGGATGGCCGAGGACGTGGACGAAGTACTCTTCCCGCACCGCCATCTCTTCGAGCAGCTCGTCGGCGAGTTTTTGCCGGAGTTTCTTGTCGATCGCTACGCCCCGCTGCATCGCTTGCAAGACGGGCCAGAAGAATTTTTGCTGAAATTCGTTGACAGATTCGATCCCGAGTTTTGCCACGACCGTCTCGAGCACCTCGCCGGCCTCTCGCGTCCGCACGCAGTCGACACAGTTATACCGCCAAAGTTGATCCTCGGTTGTGTCTTTCGTCCAGGTCTTGCCGTCGTCCTTCCAGTAAACATAGTGGTCACAATACATCGAGGCAATGTGGGCGAGCGACTTCGGCTGGGTGCAGAACGCTGAATGCTGGGCAATCATTGTGTCCTGGGCAACGCGAGGGACGAAGTGCCAATGGCGGTAGGTGTATTGGGCATCGTACAAGAGGTTCTGGCCGCGCACTTTAACCTTGGGGTGGGTCAATACTTGATACAAGAGCCAGAGAATTTCAGCCTCCTCCTCGAGCAGCCAGTATCCGTCGCGGGATTCGACACACATGAGGGGGATGCAGATCGCATCTACCTTTGTCCAGGACAATCCGGCGCAAGCAATGTGGCCGGCCCGCGTCTCCAGGTCGAAGTCAATCCATTCGATCTGGCCGGAACTCAGCCATTCGAGAAGGTTGTGCAGAGTGCCGAGCGCCTGGTCAATCGTCGGCCGAACGATAAAGTTCCATTTCGGCTCATTCAAGTAGTCGCGTGAGTCGCGTTCGCCGGCCGCCCGCTTGAAATCATGGACTGTGATCTGGCGTTGAGACCAATCCCGAGCGATCATCGAAGGGTGAATTGCCGGGATGAGTTTAACTGGCGTCACGGGGTCAACGCCTCGGGGCCAAAGTTCAGTCGGAATCGCTGTGCGGAGCTGCGACCCGCGCCACTTCATTATCCCAGTTGCTCCGGTCAGTGCCCATAGAGCGTGCCCGCCGAGCGCGATAATCAGGTTCGGACGGACGAGAGCGATCTCGCGGAGCAGCCGTTCGATGCCTTCACGAATTGTCGGCTTAACCCACAGGCCACGGACCTGCACGTAGTCCGCCTGCACATCCTTCTTCTTCCAGCCCATCCAGGCACCCAGGTCGCCGCCGGGAGCCCTTGCATTTACAACGTTCGTCGTATAGCACTCCGATCGCATAATCCCGGCTTCGTGGAGCATCCGAGAAAGTTCCTCACCCGACGGCCCTTGAAAGGGTAAACCGACTCGCTCATCGTTGTCCGAGAAACTTTCTCCGACGAGCATAATCTTTGCATCAGTGGGTCCGTCTCCGCTCTTCAAGTGAATCGCCAATTGAATCTCCCGGTTGTTGTTGCATTGCCTGCAGTTCTTCGAGAGCGACCGCAAGAATTTCGCCTAGACGATTGTAGGCGGTTATGATTTCATTCACGTCGGCCTTAGCGATCAGCAGTTTAAGCGGCCAATCGACAAGCAGAATGACATCGCCCTCGTCACCCTCGTCGGTGCTCACAGCAATTTTGCCCGCTTGAAGGCTTCAAGCAGGTACGGATCGGTGTCGGGTTGCTTGCGATACCAGGCCGCATAGCCGCGATCGACTGCCGAGATCGGTTGCCCCGCGAATTTTCCGAAGGTCATCTTCTTTGGAATCCGAGCATCCTCGGACAGTTCGTAAAGTTCTTCAATCGTCTGGATCTTGGCGATTGCGATCACGACTTCAAGCAGGTCGAGGCAATGCTCGATATCGGCGAGAGCGGAGTGAGCTGAGCGCAGTCGCTCGCGAGTTGTTGCGTTTGCCCCTTTGGTGAAATACGTCATCGCTGTGAGGGTATGCGAGTCCACTTCTGGCCACATCGCGCGCGCAAGTGCGAGCGTGCAAATCCGCTTGACCGGCGGCGATCCGAGCATCTTCCAATCGAAATCAATATTGTGGCCGATCCAGTATTTGGAGCGGGTTGGAGCATCCAGAAGTGCTTCGGTCGCCGGCGGACAGCCGAGCAACTCTTCCGGCATGATGTTATGGACGGCGATTGCTCCCCACCTCGAAGGATTTGTCGGCATGTACCGGCGCTCGAATGTCGCTCCGTTCTTCGCGATGAAGGCCAACTCAATCACCTCGGGCCGGATACCGTCTCGTTCTTTTGAATCGGTCGTCTCCGTGTCGAGGACAACGGCTTGTTCCAGCAATGCGGCTCGGGAAAGTAGGGTCATAGCAAATCCTGTTGAGAGTCAAAAGATTGCAGCCGTTTTGCTGCGATTCCGTAAGCCCCGGCGTCGAGCTCAAGTGCAGTGCAGCTCATTTTGAGGGCGTGACAGGCCTCGATTGTCGGACCGGAACCGGCGAATGGGTCAAGCACTCTATCGCCGGGCGTGCCCGACCGCCGGAGAAGATTCTCGATCAAGGCGACTGGCTTTTGCGCTGGGTGGCCGAGCGCCGAGTCTTTCCGGCATTCGATCACGTCGCTCTGGAGGGAGTTCGTTTTCTTTCCCCCCTTGATGGCGTAGAGGATCAATTCGTATTTTCGCTGCGGACCTTGGTCTGGCCAGGGTGCGCGGAATCCGTCTGGGTTGTGCCAGATCAGCGGGGTTCGATGGACTCGCCAGCCGGCATCGCCAAGCAGGTTGCGGAACGCGACAAACCTGTCGATGTCGCAAAACGCGTAGAGGTGGGCATCCGGCTTGGTCAAGCGGAAAGATTCGACCGCAAACTCGGTGATCAGTCGGTCCCACTCCTCGGGGGAGTCGTCGTAGAAGTGGCCGGCCGCCGACACGCCGACGCCGGAGTCGTTGAACTTATCCGCGTTCATCCCGTAAGGGGGATCCGTCACGATAAGGTCGAACTGACTTGGAGGGGCTTCACGCATCCATTGGAGGCAATCGACATTCAGCAGCGTATGTGCATTAGAGTTGAATGTCCGCCCGATCGTCTGGGCGAGGTGCTCATTCTTTTTCCGCTCTTCCTTTTTCTTGAGAATTTTAAACGCTTCCTTCGCGGAGGATGCGCCGGCAACGTCGGGATCGTGGAGGAATTTCGCGACAATCGCCTCATTCCGGACGGAGGTCCCTCGGTCGCCGAGTTGCTCGTCCGCAGGTATGTCATGAATCTCGCGGGCGACAGTGGATACGCTCGGGATTGGCTCGTCGCGCTCCCTCGCCTGCAGACTGCGCAATTCAATCAGCGCGGCGGTGGCCTTGGCCCGCTCTTGCCAGGTCAAATCGGTTCGCCGAATATTCTCCTCGAGTTCCGCCTCCCAAGCCTCCGAGTGGGAGAGTTCGCCGAGAGAAACCACGGGTACCTGGCCAACCGGGATTGGTACTCCGTTAAACTTGAACATGACGCCCAATTCCGCCATGTCTTTGATCGCCCGAAGTCGGCGCTCGCCGGCAACGAGGGTCCAGCCGCCAGCAGCATCTGGCCGGACAACAGGTGCGTGCATCAGGCCAACCCGCGAGATTGAATCGCCGAGTTCGTGCAGGCTGTCCGGCTTGAACTCTCGTCGCTGGCGGTTTTCGCCGATTGAGATTTTTTCCAGAGGAACCAAAGTAGTCATACCATCTCCAAGTGAGACAAGCCCCTTGCGGGGCTTGCCGGGCTACTAATTATTGCGCCTTGGCAACACCATCAACACGCTCTTGAAGGTTGCCCTGGTATTCCTCGTGCTTAACGCGCACGCGAATCAGGCGGCCGACCATCTCGCGAGCCCGAAAGACCTCGCCAGGTTTATTCATATCGAGCGATTCGCGATAATTGCGGAGAGCGCGGTTCCGTCCGGGCGCCGTGTCGATGCCGCCTTGGTCGTTCAAATCCAGCATGATCGAGTCGTTCATCAGCAACGTGTCGACGTTGAGGTTAGAACTGGCCTTCACTTCGGGCGGGATTTGCACTGCCAATTTGACATCATACACAATGCCAGTCTTGAATGAACCATCCGGGTTCGTCTTGTTCTTGGATTGCCACTGGCGAGCCTCGATGTCCTGAATGACGGCGAGATAATCTTGCGCTGGGATTGGTGCGCGGCGCTCAAGAGGTGCGTCAATCGGCAGGTCGAGGAAGGCGGTAGGGTCGAAAGTTTGCATTTGAAATTTCCTTGAGTTACAGTTACAGTGAAATCAGGCGTTTATCGCGGCCTGAGAACGCGTTTGCCACCGATCCAGGATGACTCCCAGATCAGGGGTAATCTTGCCGGCGACCTGCAGATAGCGGGTCTTGGTCGTGACGCCAACTGCGGCGGTGTCCCAGTACCAGGCCGGGCCTTTCCGGAGGCAACAGATGACTTCGGAAAAAAGCGGAGGGATGTCGTCGGCCATCGCTTTGCCGATTGCTTTCGTCATGAGTTGGACTCCGCCGGTAATCTCATTGACTTGGCGTTGCACGTGTGCAGTCATGATGACGGTGCAACGAAGCGCCTGGGTCAAATACCGCAGGAAATTCATCAGGTTATTCTGGGCGACTCCGTAGTCGGGCTGCCTCGCTGTCGGCTTCGATCCGATCACCATTTTCATGCAGGCGTCACCGAGCTGGGTCAGCGAATCGATGCAGAGGATACGGTTCGGTCCCCACTCGCCGATGTTGCCGAACTTTTTACTCGTGCGATCGTCGGGGAAGTCGGCGAGCGAGCGGAGAATCTTCTCGTAAGGGTTGTTCGTGCCGCGCTGCGGGTCGGTCATCTTCGTCAGAGACTCGTAGTTCAGCAGCACTACAGTTACGTTTATTTCTGCATGCGCTGCGGGGAAATCTGGGGACGAGTCCTTCACGACCGGGCGAAACTGACTCAAGTCGTCTCCCGAGCCTGCAACAGTCATGGCGATGGCCGA